GCAGCCAGCAGAGGGCACCCGGTTACGGGTGATTGATTTGCCCGACCAGGGCTTTTTAGAGAGAGGTAATGACATGAGCCAAGCTCAAACACCTGCGTCGGGCAGTGAGATTCAACCCGATCATCAAGCCGTTACACGTGCAGCTGCTGAAGCTGAACGTACTCGCGGCATTGAAATTCGTTCTGCTGTACGCGCTGCTTCATTAGACGATGCATATGCTGATGAGCTGATTACGTCTGGGGTTTCACTGGATGCGGCCCGTTCAGCGGTGTTAACAAAACTGGCTGATCGTACTGCAGCTGCTGCAGTCACCAGTCAGGCAAATATTCAGACGATTGCTGATGAAACAGAAACCCGTCGCAGTTTGATGGCTGAAGCGATTTTACATCGTGCAAACCCATCAAAACCACTCAGCGACGGTGCTCGCAACTTTGCCGGCCTGACTATGATGGATATTGCACGTGAAAGTCTGGAAGCGCGCGGCGTTAAAACACGCGGTATGGACCGGATGACTATCGCTGGCCGTGCATTTGAAGCATCTTCTGATTTGCCTAGCATCCTGGCAAGCGTTGCTAACAAATCATTGCGTGATGCTTACTTATCGGCACCACGTACATTCCAGCCATGGGCCCGTCAAGGTGTTGCCCCTGACTTTAAAACAATCTCACGTGCTAACCTTTCAGATGCTCCGGCACTGGAAGCAGTTACCGAAAATGGTGAATTTAAGCGCGGTGCAGTAACTGATGGTAAAGAGACGTATCAATTGGCAACAGTTGGTAAGATCATCGGCATTACTCGCCAGGCTATTATCAATGATGACTTGGGCGCATTCACACGCTTACCAGCATTGTTTGCTAATGCAGCTGCAAACTATGAGTCAGATACCGTTTACGGAATCTTGACTGCAAACGCGGCTTTGTCTGATGGTACGGCATTATTCCATGCTAACCATGGCAATCTCACCGGTACAGGTACTGCCTTATCAGTTACATCTCTTGGTGTTGCACGAGCATTGCTGCGCAAGCAAACAACACCACAAGGTGCGGTAATGAATCTGACGCCGAAATACCTGATCGTTCCAGCTGCGCTTGAAACTATTGCTAATCAATTTGTAAGCCAGGCTTACATTGCAGCGCAATCAAGCAATATCAACCCATTTGCTGGTGCATTGCAAGTGATTGTTGATGCCCGCCTTGATGCTAATAGCGCAACAGCATGGTACCTGGCAGCTGACTTCAATCAGATCGACACGATTGAATATGCATACCTAGAAGGTCAAAACGGCGTCTATATCGAATCACGTCAAGGTTTCGATGTTGATGGTATGGAAATCAAAGCCCGCCTTGACTTTGCTGCTAAAGCAATCGATTACCGCGGCCTGTACAAAAACGTTGGTGCTTAATTAGTCAGGCATGGGGAACCATGCCTGACTGAACGCTAATTTTTAATCAAAGGAATTGAAATGAAAAACTTTATTCAGACAGGTGACGTGCTTAGTTTAGCACCGGGCGCTGCTGTAGCTTCAGGTACTGGTTACCTGTTTGGTGCTGCATTGTTTGGAGTTGCAGCAGCTGACGTAGCTAACGGCGAAGTAGGTGCATTTGCTGTAACCGGCGTGGTTGAAATTGCAAAGACTAGCGCTTTGGCAATTTCAGTGGGTGATCGTGTATTTTGGGATGCAACTAACAAGGTTGTAAACAAGACATCAACCGCTCAGCAATGCGTTGGTATCGCTGTAGCGGCTGCAGCAAACCCATCGGCTACTGTAAAAATCCTATTAGGCAATAACTTGCCGGTAGCTACTTAACCAGTATTAGTAATGGTTGCCTTCGCCGCAATTGAGCAAAAGATAAACGCTGCAGCTATCAAGCGTTTATCTAATGCACAAGCAAATTTCGGCGGAGGCTTATTGGTTGATGGGATATTTGATGCATTCCCAGTTGATACATACGAAGTGCAATCAAATAACCCTGTTTTCCAATGTAAGGAAAGTGAAGTAAGCGCTGTAATTAGGGGCGCAAGTGTAGTGATCAATAGTGTCACATATACCGTTGAAAACAAGATTTCTAATAAAGCAGGCTGGCTGCTGCTTGAGCTCCTGGCTTAAATATGACTGCAAGTATTGCTCATCAAATTGTACAGGCAGTTTCAGTAAAGCTTACAACGCCTGAAATGACTTCTGTAATTGCTGTAAACGTCAGAACTGAGCCGATTTTTCCAGCTGATGTTGAATCAGGAACTGCTTTAAATATTGAGCTAGGAAATGAAGGTCCTGCAAATCTTGATCTGATAGGGGTAAAGGGTCGAGCTACAGAATTGAAGCTTATTGCAATAGCATCTGGTTCAAGTGCTGTAGTTAATGCAGATGCGGTAATAGTTGAAGCACATGCAAGGTTGATGGCTGATGAAACATTAGGCGGGCTTTGTTTTGATATGGTTGAGCTAGATACAGTGCGTGAAAATGCGGCAAGTGGAAAGCGGCTTTCAATCATTGAAAAAACATACCTGGTGAATTACAGAACCTCTGATGCAAGTTTAAGTAGTTAGGAATGAATATGGCAAAAGACACAAAACAATTACCGGTAGATGAGCAGATTCCGCAAAGCGGTGGTTCATTTATCCGTAATGAGGATGGCAGCCTGGTTAAAAATGAAGCTGACAAACAGAAAACAACGCCTGCAGATTCTACTGCAGAACAAACATCAAAGGAATAGATCATGGCTAACCGTCTGATTCGTAAAACCGCAATCTTGTTAAAGATTGAAACTGTTTATGGCACTGATCCGGTTCCTACTGGTTCTGCTAATGCCATGCTTGTTTCAAATCTAAATATCAACCCATTAAATGCACAGAACATAGACCGTGACCTGGTTAGAAGCTATCTAGGGTCCAGTGAGCAACTGGTTGGTACGGCTTATGTAGAAATGAGCTTTGATGTAGAGATGCAGGGTTCTGGTACCTTAGGTACAGCGCCTGCATGGGGTGCTGCGCTACGTGCTTGTGGTTTTGCAGAAGCTATATCAGCTGGCGCTAGGGTTGAATATAACCCGGTAACAGACAGTTTAGAAAGCGCGACTATCTACTGGTATGACGATGGCGTTCTGCATAAAGGTTTAGGCGGTCGCGGCAGTGTTGAAATTGCAGCCGGCGTGGGTGAACGTCCAGTATTTAAATTCAAGTTTATATTATTGGATGGCGGGATCTCAGCTGTATCTAATCCTTCACTGACATTGACAGCATGGAAACAGCCTAAGGTTGTGAATGATGCAAATACAGGTGACCTAACTTTTGGTGGTACATATGCAACTGGCGCCATCACTGGTGGTACAGCATGGCCTTCACGAGGTTTAAATTTAAACGTAGCGAATACAGTTAACTTTACACCATTACTTGGCGGTGAAACTGTAGATTTATCACAGCGCGAAATCACTGGTTCAATGCAATTAGATCTTACGGCTGCACAAGAGGTTACATTCATGGCAGCGGTAAAAGCCAATACTCTTGATACATTAAGCCTGCTGCACGGTACCGTATCTGGCTATAAAGTATTAATCCATGCGCCGTCTTTCCAGATGATTAATCCAAGCAAGCAGGAAGTAAACGGCAAGCGATTAATCGGTTATGACATCCGCTGCGTACCTTCAACAGGTAATGATGAACTTCGGATAGTGAGTATCTAACCTATGTTCAAAATAACGCCAAATCCTACTTTTACAACTGATGTTGAATTACATGTTCCTGGTGAAGATAAGCCAGGAATAATCAAGATTACTTTTAAATATCTTGATAAAGAACAACTCAGCAACTGGCAAAAAAATAACGGCGGTAAATCTGTACTTGAAGCACTTGAGCAGATTATTACCGGATGGGATGGGATTGAAACTGATGACGGGGGTCAAGCTGAATATTCAGTTGATAATCTTAAAAAGCTTTTATCTACATATCACTCGGCTGGTCAAGATATTACCCAGGCTTTTCTTAGTGAGATATTAGGGGCCCGCCGAAAAAACTAGAGGCCGCCGCCAGATGGTGGGCAAACGGCGGCCAAGATGAAGAGCAGGAAAAAGTAGATGCATTAAAAGCTTTTGGCCTCGCACCAGAAATAGAGTTACAGCCATATTTTGAAATATGGGACATGAATCTGCTGGCCTTGCAAGTGTTCTGCGCATGTGAAGATGACTGGAAGCAGACACCACAAGGCAAGTATAAATCAATTGATAAATTAGCATTGGGAGTAGTGATGGAAATGATGGGGGTAACAAATCGCAAAGAAATGTTAACCGACATCATTACTATGCAAAATGCGGCACTTGAGGTTTTAAGTCATG